GGGCCAGTTAGGGCGCAGACTGTTGGCTTCGCCACCCCCGGAACCGATTTACAGGCAGCGCGTGTACAGGAGTACATGAACTACCAGATCACTCAGGTGATGAAAGAGTATGACCCTGAGACCGACCAGCTACTGTTCTATTTACCTTTATCGGGTAGTGCGTTTAGAAAGGTTCACTTTGACCAGACTCTAAACAGAGCAGTGTCTCGTTTCATCCCTTCCGAGAAGCTGGTCGTGTCTTATGGCGCATCCAGTCTGGAAAGCGCAAACAGAATTACCCATGTCATTGATATGTCGGTCAATGATGTAAGAAAAATGCAGCAATCGGGGTTTTATCGAAAGACCCCCATGTCGAACATTTCTGACAATCTGCATAATCAGGATGGTATTCAGGAAGAACTGGATGAGCTGCAAGGTGTTAAGCCTTCTTATGGCAGCAACGATGACTGTGAAATCTATGAGATGCATGTTGAGTTGGACATTCCGGGCTACGAGGATGTTGACCAAAATGGCGAACTGACTGGAATTAAACTTCCTTACATTGTTACGCTATCTCCTAGAGACTCTTCTATTCTTTCGATTCGTAGGAATTACGAACCCAATGATCCCATGCGTAAGCGTGTAGATTATTTTGTTCATTACAAGTTTTTACCAGGCGTGGGTTTTTATGGCTTCGGCCTGACCCATATGATTGGTGGACTGTCGCGTGGTGCGACCTCCATACTAAGACAGTTGATTGACGCGGGAACCCTATCCAATCTCCCCGCCGGATTTAAAGCTCGCGGCATTCGTATCAAAGATAATGATACCCCAATCCAGCCTGGTGAATTTAGGGACATGGATGCCCCCGGAGGGTCATTGCGTGATGCCCTGATGCCGCTTCCGTTTAAGGAGCCAAGCGGCACGTTATTGAATTTATTGGGGATGCTGGTTGAATCAGGCCAGCGTTTCGCTTCCATTGGTGATATGCAGATAGGAGATGGCAATCAGGCTGCTCCTGTAGGTACGACTGTTGCGTTACTGGAACGCGGTAGCCGTGTCATGAGCGCGATCCATAAGAGATTGCATTATTCACAGCGTATTGAGTTCGGATTACTAGCGCAGATATTCAAGACTTACATGCCGCCGGTTTATCCGTACATGACAGCCAATGGTGATCAGTCAGTTAAGCAATCTGACTTTGACGATCGCATAGACATTATCCCGGTATCTGATCCTAATATTTTCTCGATGAGCCAACGTGTAATGATGGCTCAAGAGATGTTGCAAATGGTTCAGGCAGCGCCAGAAATTCATGGCCCCATGGGAATTTATGAAGCATACAAGCGTATGTACGAAGCCATGGGAATACAGCAGGTTGAGCAAATATTGCCGCCTCCTCCACCCCCACCGGCCCCTCTTGGCTGTGCGGAGGAGAACGGCATGTTTGTAACGGGACAGCCTTACCAGCCGTTTCCTGAACAAAATCATGACGCGCACATTGCTTCGCATTTATCTCTCTATGGAACTGCATTGGCTCAGATGAACCCTCAAGTTCAATCGATCATTCAGAGCCACATTTATGCACACATTGGTATGAAGGCACAGCAAATGGCAATGCAAGATCCAGAGGTTATGCAGATGCAACAGCAAATGCAGCAGGTTCAGCAGATGCCTATGGGTGGTATGCCTATGCAGCCAGGAATGGCTCCTCCTATGAATCCTCAGTTGCAGCAAATGGAAATGCAAATGAAGAATTTAATTGATAGCAAGGTTGCTGAAATCTGCGCTCAATTGATTGAACAGATTGCTCCAAGCTTTGCGCCTCAAGAGCCCGAAGATCCATTAGTTGCATTACGCCGTGAAGAGTTAGCCATCAAGGCTGAAGATGTGGAGCGTAAGGCAGAAGACGCAGACAAGCGTATTGCGTTAGATCGAGAGCGGTTAAGAGAGCAAAGTCGTTTAACTGAAGAGAAAATCGATTCGGCTGAAGACATTGCTGGTATGAAGGACAAGCGAACTCAAGAACGTCTGGAGCAGCAACGTGAGTTTAAAATGGCTGATATGGCAAACAAATCCATGAAGGATATGACTGACACCTTTTTTGGGAGAAGATGATGAGCAGTGTAAGAGAAAAGCGAGCGGCTGAACAAAAAGCAGCCAACAAGCGTGAAGAAGTGATTCGATTAGCTGGTAAAATTGACAAGCTAGTTGAACAAATAGAAGCAACCCCCGTCCCTGAGCAAGTGGCGGAGGAAAAGAAGCCAGCTAAGAAAAAAGCCAAGGCTAAAGCAAAAGCTAAGAAAGCCCCTAAAAAGGCTACTTAACTAAAAGGAGAATACTATGAGCGGTATTAAGCGTCAGACTTCTTTCCCAGATCCTAAAGTATCTGTGGATAAGTTCAGTGTGAAAGATCAAGGCACTGTGCCTTACGAAGGTCCACAGGATATTGCTACTCCGGGCGCACCTAAGCCTTATGGCGCGGGTAAGTCTAGAGGCGGCGGTGCAGCACTGCGTGGTACTAAATTTGAAGGAATATTCTAAATGGCTATTGGTAATCTTGGTATAGGCGGTCTTCGTATTCCTGGATTGGAAGGCGTTGATGTTGAAGAACTTGTCGCTCGATCTAAGCGCGTTCCAGCATCTAGGCGTGTTCCAACAAAACCTAAAAGGCGAAAAGTAAAGCCTAAAAAGAAACCCGCAACTAGTAATAGAAGAGTTTCTCTTCCCTCGAATATTCGGAGAAGAATGCTTGATATTGATGTACCTCGTATGCCGAGGTCAGTTGATACCGTAAATCGCAACGAGCGATCTAAACCTCCTAGCAGAGAAGAAATCATGAGTCGTGTTGTAGATAGAGATTTTAGGCCCGGAAGGATGCCTAATCTGCAATCAAAAAGAACCTCTGTTATTCCACCTTTTATACGAGAGGATTTGGCAAATGTTTCTGATATAGGCGAAAAAATTGGAAACATAGGGATGTCGGGTTCTATACCGGGAATTAATACAAACATTCAAGAAATAATAGAAAGAGCAACAAGGACTGGTTCTACGGTCCCAACCCAGCAGACCCAACAAACTCAGACCCAACCTCAAACTGGCGGAGAAGAAGAAACAGATGTCACTTACAAGCCCATTAAAGAAAAAAAATGGAAACGGCCAGATCCAGAATGGAAAATGAGCGATGATGGAGTTTTGTACGATGCTGCTTTTTACGGTTACGACACGGGTGGTATGGGTATTAGCGGCTATGACCCAGAAACAGATACCTACACTGGTTATGTGACTAGTGGCTGGTCAGGGCAAAAAACACCTAAAACATGGAAAGGATCAGAGTTACCTAAAGGTTGGGCAGATGCTTGGAAAAAATACTCAACCCCAAGCGACTCTCAACAACCAGGTTCTGGGGATGATTCAACAAGGAAAACCCTTCAAGAATTAATGGAAATGTTAAGAGAGCAATCAAAACAGAAACAACAACCGACACCACAAATTCCTACTACTCCACAAATGCCTACGATGCCAAACTGGAATCTTGGCCCATCAGCACCTGGACCTATGCGAGATAAAGGCACCCCTAAAGGCCCATTCATGCCTTCACCAATGCCGCCACAAATGCCTTCTCAAATGTTTGGTGGTTATGGCGGAACGGCTCCAATTGTTCCGTCAATGCCTTATGCGGGGTTGGGAAATTTCCCTCAAATGCCTCAAATGCCAGCGCCTCAGTATGATCCTAATGCAGAGCCTGGAGGCCCACCAATTTCAAATGAACCTATATTTACCTAAATGGATTCACTTGCATTAGCAGATTACATTTTAAAGAAGTTCAACGATTATGAAGAACGAGCCAAAGACTATTTGTCTGGTGGCTCAATTAAAGATATGGAGGATTACAAATTCGTCATGGGTGAGTTATCGATGCTTCGCACCCTACGAGATGACTTGAAAGAAGCGTTGCATATTGAAGGAGATATCGATGAGTGAACCCCAAGTGGACACTGTCGCGCAAACGTCTATTGCAGACGCATACATTGAGCCAGAGAAAAGGGTCTTAGATCCTGAATTACTGGACAAATCGCTCTTAGAGCGCATGCCTAATCCAGCAGGTTATCGATTATTGGTCATGCCTTACAAAGGTAAGGGGATGACTGATGGCGGTATTATGCTGACTCAATCAACCGTAGACAGAGAAAATTTGTCCACGATTGTTGCCTATGTATTAAAAGCTGGACCCTTGGCTTATCAAGATGAAGGTAAGTTTGGGAATGTTCCTTGGTGTAAAGAAGGTGATTGGGTTCTGATTGGCCGTTATGCGGGTGCTCGTTTTGCATTTGAAGATGGCGAAGAAGTAAAAATCATCAATGATGATGAAGTTATTGGGACCATTATGGACCCAGATGACATCAAATCACTATAGGAGTAAATCATGGCCGAAGAAACCCTGACTGAAGCTCTAGCTAATCTCAATGATGAAAACATTGATAAGGCAGCGCTTCCTGAGCAAAGGCGTGTTGAAGAAGATACTTCTGAAGAATCAACATTTATTGAGTTAAGCGAGGAAGATGTTAATAGCGTCAACCCTATTACTGATGATGTTGTTCAGGAAGAATTTGAAGCAAAGCCTTTACCTGATGAAGAAGAATTAAACGAAGTAGAGCGAAGAAACAAAACTGCTAAAGATCGAATCAATAAGTCAGTTGCACAAGCTAAAGAATTTCAACGTAGAGAATTGCAGGCATTGCAATATGCCAAAACTCTTCTTGAGAAAAACCAAGAACTTGAAAGTAAATTAAATCAAAACCAAAGCGCAGCCGCTGAAGAAAACTTAAAGGTTCAGAAAAGTTATGGCGTTGAGTTTGAAAACCGCATTGAAGCACAAGCAGAAGGAGCAAAGAAAGCTCTGAAAGCAGCAATGGATGCTGGTGATCAAGATGGTTTAGTTGAAGCACAACAACTACTGGCTAGAGCAGAAGCGGATCGAACTGCTTTAAACAAATACAATCAAGAGCTTGAAGAATACGAGCAAAATCTTGAAACGTATAATACGCAGCAAGCAGAGGCTCAGGTAGAAAGCCCTGCTCAATTGCAACAAGTTCCCCAGCAACCTCAATATCAGGAGCCTTCTGATAAAGCAAAGCAGTGGGCAAATGATAATGAGTGGTTTGGAACTAATCGAATAATGACTCGAGTGGCAATGGAGATACACGAAGAGCTCGCAAGTACCGGCATTGACTTAGAATCTGACGAGTATTATTCTGAATTAGATAACCGTATGCGACAAGAATTGCCGCATAAGTTTGAGAACGCTGCAAACGACAGAAAAAACGTCCAGACTGTCGTTTCGACTACGCGCACAACTGGAAATGGACGCAATCAAAATGATCGTAGGATTGAGTTGAGTCCAAGTGAACAGCAATTAGCTAAGAAACTTGGAGTTCCATTCAAAGAATACGCAAAACAAAAGATGAGGTTACAGAACTCATGAGCGAACAAGAAGCTAAAAAATCGAACGCAGGGTCTAATCGATCTTCGCGCACACAAAACGAACGATCTAATACGGCTGCTCGAAAACCATGGGCTCCACCTCAAGTACTGGAAACACCCCCTCCTCCACCTGGAATGCATTACAGATGGATACGAACTCATATTCGGGGAGAGGAAGACAAGACCAATGTACATATGCGCTTTAGAGAAGGCTATGAGCCTGTAAAACCTGAAGAAGTTCCCGGCTATGATTTGCCGGTAATGGAAGAGGGAAAGCATGCAGGTACAGTTGGTGTTGGCGGTTTAATTCTGTGTAAAATACCAGAGGAGACCGTTGGGGAAAGAAATGCTTATTACCAACGTCAGACTGACCACCAAATGCAAGCGGTGGATAATGACCTGATGAGGGATGAGCACCCTGCTATGCCAATCTCAAGTGAGAGAAAGACGCAGGTAACTTTTGGGAATTCTAAGCGTTAGTTTAGGATTGTTATTTTGATTGTGTTACGGAGAAAGTAAAAGATGGCTAATAATGACGCCCCTTTTGGACTCCGCTATGTACGAAACGTACAGGGCAAGTATAATAACTCTGGACAATCTCGTTATCGCATAACCACTGGCGACGCAACCAATACGACTAATATTTACCAAGGTGACATTGTTACTCAAAACACCGCTGGTATTGTCACTCGTATTGCTAGGGCTGATGGTGGAAGCGCGACTAGCGACATTATCGTAGGTGTATTTAATGGTTGTTTCTATACAGATCCAACTACTAGCAAGCCTACTTGGAGTAATTACTGGCCTGGTAATGCAGCTACAGACGCGATTGCCTTTATTTATGACGATCCCTTTGATGTCTTTGAAGTGCAAGCGGATGCAGCCTTTCCTGTCGCAGACCTCTTCGGCAACTTTGATATTGTCGATAATACCGGCACAGGAAGCAGTGATAGCGGAATTTCCTATATGGAACTAGATGTTACTACAGGAGCTACTACAGCTACCCTACCATTAAAAGCCCTGGATATTTCTGGAGACCCAGAAAATTCAGATGTAAGTTCAGCAAACACCAACGTGCTTGTTACTATTCAGAATCATCTGTTTGGTCAGAAGCAAGTCGGTCTAGCTTAGGAGGATAACTAATGGCTATTTCAAGAGCACAGTTAGCCAAAGAGCTAGAGCCTGGACTCAATGCTTTATTTGGCATGGAGTATGCGCGTTATGAAAACGAGCATGCGGAGATTTTTGAAACTGAATCTTCAGACAGAGCGTTTGAGGAAGAGGTTCTTATTGTTGGTTTCGGCAATGCTGAAGTTAAGACCGAAGGTCAAGGTGTTGATTATGACAGCGCGACTGAAGGTTTTACCGCTAGGTATACGCATGAAACCGTAGCACTAGCATTTGCTTTGACTGAGGAAGCTGTAGAGGACAACCTTTACGACCGACTTGGCGCACGTTATACGAAGGCTTTGGCTCGAAGTATGGCGCATTCAAAGCAGGTTAAAGCTGCTAATGTCCTTAACAACGCATTTTCATCAAGCTATACGGGCGGTGACGGCAAATCACTTGTTGCCACTGATCACCCACTAGCTGGTGGCGGAACGCTATCGAATCGACCAACTACGTTTGTGGATTTGAACGAAACGTCCTTAGAAAATGCTTTGATTAGTATTTCAACTTATGTTGATGACAGAAACATGATCTTGGCTCTTCAAGGAACCAAGCTGATTGTTCCTCCTCAACTTCAGTTTGTTGCTGATCGATTGCTTGAAAGCCCCGGACGGGTTGCTACAGCAGATAACGACATCAACGCTATCAGGAATATGGGATTGCTACCGCAAGGTTATGCAGTCAACCATTTCTTGACAGACACTGATGCGTTCTTTGTCTTGACTGACTGTCCTGACGGCTTTAAGCACTTTGAGCGTTCTCCAATATCCACCTCAATGGAAGGTGACTTTGATACTGGTAATGTTCGCTACAAGGCTAGAGAGCGATACAGCTTCGGGTGGTCTAACCCTCGTTGCGTGTACGGATCTCAAGGAGCGTAAAGCTTTGGGGGGGCTTTATGCCCCCCACTATTCTGGGAATATACTAGCCCTAGCGACTGACCCAGCAGACGCTTACGAAGACTCTAGGGCGAAACCTTTCGTAAGGAGGAAACCTGATGGCTCAGACAACTTTTTCTGGTCCAATTCGATCTTTGGCGGGTCTTATCAATGCCGGTTATAACGGAGTGGTAAGTTTAACTGCTGACACAACTCTTACTGTCGCTGATCATGCTGGCAGACCGCTTCTTTGTAATGATGCAGATGGCAAGTTTACTTTGCCTAGTATTGTTGCAACAGAGCCAACAGATAAGGGAGACCCTAATCAAACAGCTAATCTAGGCGCTCAGTTTACTTTTATAGTTGTAACTGCTGCGACTGATATGGATATTTTAACTGATGGCACTGATAAGTTTGTTGGTGGCATTTACACTGGCGTCGATGACGCTACAGGTAAAACATTTATTTCTGGCGCATCTAACGATGTCATTACCCAGAACGGTTCTACCAAGGGTGGACTAGCTGGAAGTATTGTTCGAGTGACTGCTGTAGCAAGTGCTAAATATGCCGTAGAAGGATTGATACTTGGTTCAGGCACTATAGTAACTCCGTTTGCAGACGCTTAATACAGGAGTGAATTGATATGGCTACTCGTATCACAGGTAATGATGTAAAAACTGCAACAGTTACGGCTGATGGAGCATTAGTGGATCACCCTTGCAGATTGCGAGGGTTGATCGTTGCTGGTGGTAGTTCGGATGGCTCTGTTATTTTTTATGATAACGATAGTGCAGCCAGCGGAACTGCGTTATTAACTCTAGGAGTTAATGCCAATACCAATGAAACATTGAATATTCCTGATCAAGGAGTATATGCATCTAATGGTATTTACGCTGATGTGACTAATGTGGATCGTGTAACTATCTTTATTTCATAGGAGAAGTTATGGCGACATCAGGGTCTAGAGACTTTGAGCCAGACGTTGCAGAGTATGTAGAAGAAGCGTTTGAGCGGTGTGGACTGGAATATCGAACAGGATATGACGGTGTTACCGCTCGACGTTCTTTAAATTTATTGTTTGCTGATTGGGCTAATAGAGGCTTAAATCAGTGGACAATAAATAATACCAATACAACATTAACCAAATCAGATACTTATTTTGATTTAGACTCTTATACTATTGATGTATTAGATGTTGTAATCAGAACAACCTCTGGTGGTACGACTACCGATATTCAAATGGAACAGATTTCCAGGTCGGCTTATTGGAATATACCAACAAAGACCACGGAAGCTAGACCCACTCAATGGTATTTAGATAAACAAATTACGCCTCGATTGTATTTTTGGCCAGCGGCTGAAAACAGCACAGATGTTTTATATATCAACCGATTGATTAGGATTGAAGATAGTGATGCTGGAGCAAATACCGTAGGCGTTCCTTTTCGTTTTTATCCCTGTTTGGCAGCGGGATTGGCTTATTACTTGTCAATTAAACGTGCTCCAGACAGAACGCCTATGTTAAAAACAATGTATGAAGAGGAATTTGCTAGGGCAGCAGATCAAGATGAAAGTAGAGCATCTTTATTTATTGCACCTAGTATGAGATCTAAGAGGGCGTAATGGCTTACGCTTCAGGCAAATTTGCCATAGCGATATGCGATCGATGTGGTTTTCAATACCCTTATAAAACATTAAAAAAAGAATGGACTGGTTTTCGGGTTTGCAAAGAATGTTATGAGCCCAAAGAACCTCAGTTAGAACCATTACCACATGTGTCCGATCCTCAAGCATTAAGACACCCAAGACCAGCGGTAAGTGTTACGGCTGGTGAAGGAGTAGTAAGAACTATAAATCCTAACAGAATGACTACAGTAACAGGAGACTCCATTGGATCTGCATTTGATATGGATGCATCGACTGGAGAGATAGGAACAGTAACGGTGGTAACCACATGAGTTTTACTTACGCAACGCTTAAAACAGCTATTCAGGATTATTGTGAAACTAGCGAAACTACGTTTAATAATAACTTGTCTGTTTTTATTAAAGAGTCTGAAGAGCGGATTTTAAAAAATGTTGAAATGCCGGTGTTTAGGAAAAATGTCACAGGTAATGCGACAGCAAGCAACACTTATCTTTCTATGCCTAGTGATTTTCTTGCACCTTATAGTCTGGCTGTCATTTCTAGCAATGTTTACTACTATCTTTTATTAAAGCACGTTTCTTTTATTAGAGATTACACGCCTAATGCATCAACCACTGGGTTGCCAAAATATTATGCGTTATTTGATGATACGACTTTTTTGTTAGCTCCAACCCCAGATTCTGGTTATTCCTTTGAATTGCATTATAAGTATCGTCCAGCTTCATTAACTGCTGGCGCAGATGGAGGAACAACCTGGCTATCTACCAATGCTCCTGATGCATTACTGTATGGCGCGTTAGTAGAGGCCGCTACTTTCTTAAAAACACCTGAAGAGGTGGTAGGATATGAACAACGATTTAAAGAAGCTCTAGGTGCATTGACTCGTTTTGGAGAGGGATATGGAGTTAGAGATGAATACCGAGATGATATTAGGGGCATAGTTCAATAATGTTTGAAATAGCAGTTAAATCAAATATGGGAGATGTTGTAGTTAAAACAACAGAAAACAGAGGATTGTCTCCTGAAGAATTGGCTGAACGAGCAGTAGAGCAAATAGTAGGTATATCGTCTTCTGTGGATCCTGTAGTCAGGCAACAAGCAGAAGCGTTTAAAAGTCGCATTTATCATGTGGTTTTAGGTATTATTAAACAAGCGATTAAGAGCGATAGAACAACGCTTATTAACGAGTTTATTCAGCAGGGTCACCCAGATACTGCTGATATATTAAGGAGACTGTAATGGCCATTACGACAGCGATGTGTACTTCTTTTAAGTCTGAGTTACTTCAAGGAATACACAATTTTCATAACGGTTCTGGTGGAGGAACAACTACTACCACAGGTACGGGCAATACGTTTAAAATTGCTTTGTTTACTAGTAGCGCGACTTTGTCTGCATCTACTACTGCTTATGCAACAACTAACGAAGTATCTGGTACGGGATATACTGCTGGCGGCAATACGCTGACTAATGTAGATCCCACCACATCAGGCACTACAGCACTGACTGACTTTGCTGATACTACATGGTCTAGCAGTTCAATTACTGCAAGAGGATGTTTAATTTACAATTCCTCAACTACCGCAGGATCAGCTAATCGGGCTGTGTGTGCGTTAGATTTTGGCGCAGATAAGACATCTACAAGTGGTGACTTTACTATCCAATTCCCAGCAGCAGATGCCAGTAACGCGATCATTAGGATTGCATAGGATATAGTGTGTGGCTGATGTCAAAGTTGCCTTTGATGGATGGAATTCTTCCTCTCATGGATGGGGCGAAGGAACGTGGGGCAATGGCGAAGCAGTACCTGGAGCAACAGGGACTCTTGGCACAGTCTCGATTGCGGCAGATGCTAATGTCTCAGTTACAGGCGTTGCGGGAACGGGGACTCTTGGCTCGGTTTCTGTATCCGCTGATGCGGATGTTAGTGTATCTGGTGTATCAGGTACTGGTGCTCTTGGTTCGGTTACGGTCACGGGTACAGCAACTGTTAGTCCTACGGGAGTTGCAGGTACGGGAACACTTGGGTCAGTTACGGTCTCGGCTAACGCAAGCACTTCGGTCGCTGGCGTGGCAGGTACAGGAGCGTTGGGATCGGTTA